CGCCGTAAGCAACTCGCTGGAAGGAGCAGGTAGTGGCTCGTGAGAATCTTTGCCGCAATCCGTCGTTCGCGTATCTACTGCGGGAATGGGCGAAGATCGCTCCGGCCACGGTGAGGATCGGCTCAGATACTGACTCGTGGGGCGGGCACGCTCGCCAGTCTCCGCAGTATCTGGCCATCGACGTGCCGCCCGGCACGCAGGGTCCGGCTGCCGCGCCAACGGCAGTCACTGTCGCCGGAGGACAGACCGTCGCGATCTCGGCGCTTGTGCGCACGAGTCCTGGCCTCGCGGCTGCTGTCTCCCCGGAGTGGACCGTGGGAGGCCGCAGCGTCACGGAGAAGACTCCGGCGCTGTTGGCCGCCAGCGCGGATGGGGATAGGCCGGTCTGGGCGTTCACGGCCCCATCTGGGGCGACGGCCGTGCGGCTTCGGTTCGAGGCCCGCACGACCTCGGCGGCCGAGCGCGGCACTCTGCCGGGTTGGGTGTACCTCGATGACGTCCTCATCGTCACGGCCCCCACCCCGGGCGAGGCACTCGAGGCAGCAGCGGGGGAGTTCTTCGACGGAGACACCCCGCCGAGCCGCATCGGCTATTCCTCGAGGGCTCTCACGCACCAGTGGACCGGCGCTCGCGGCGTTTCGACGTCGCGGGAGGTCGAGGCGGACGTCGATATGTCGTCGCTGCCTGTCGCGATTGTGGCGGGTGGACAGGCACCCAGGGTCCAGATCGTGATTCCCCCGGCGTGCGTCCCCGCCGGGGCGGCCTGCTATGTCGAGGGCGTCACGGACACGGGCTTCACGTGGATTCCTCGCGGGGGAGTATGGTCCTCAAAGGGCTTGCAGTGCATCATTGGGGACCCGCTCGCACCGATCAACACGCCGATCAGGTACAGGCTGACGACGTCGAGGGGCCTCACGGTCGAATCGGAGCCGGTGGTCCGCTCATGGGGTGGCCTGTCGCTGATGACTGACACGGCGGGCGCGAAGCCTGTGAATGTCTTGTGGCAGGGCACTGACCAGCGTGAACTGAAACCGCGGGTGACTGAGCATGAGGTACCGGGCCGCGCGACACCCCTGGTGGTCTATGCTCCCACGATGGGGCGCGGGACGGTGTCTCTCACGGCTCGCACGAACCTGCAGGACACGGCGGCCATGAAGACACTTCTGGCGTCTCAGACGCCGGTGGCGCTTTTCCACAACCCGCGTCACTGCGTGCAGTGCAAGCGTGGGACGTGCGATGTCGATCCAGTGACGCTCATGTCGGTGACATCGGTATCGATGGAGCGTGCGCCGCGTCTAGACGTCGCCGAGCGCATCTGGCAGCTCAAGGGCACGATCGTCGATCTGCCGCAGCCGAACACAACGTTGACGTTGTCGACGTGGAACGACTTCGATAAGCGCCGACTGACGTGGAGTGGCTTGGATGCTCGTCGGTGGCCGTGGGATCAGTTCGACAGGACTATCTGGCAGGAGGACGCATGAGCATGCCGGCCGACGTCGAGCAGATTCCGGAGGACCTGCTGACCTCGGGCTACTCGGTGTCTGTCACCGTGGAGTCGTGGCTGGGGTCGCAGTACCTGGGGGAGGTGCCCGTCGAAGATGGGTCGGTGTCGTGGGACGCTGGTCAGCAGGTGCAGGGCACCCTGTCCCTGACGGTGCCCCGTGTGGGAGCTGTGCAGGGGGAGGACTGGCGCGACTGGGACCCCGTGGACCCAGACCACCCGCTCGGCTGCTACGGGCAGGTGCTCCATGTGAGTATGACGGTCGGTTCGCTCGTCGGCGCGGGCTGGTGGACGATCCCGATGGGGAGATTCCTCATCACTTCGGTGGAGCCGGGACCGTCCACGGTTAGGGTGACGGGCAAGAGCCTGATGCAGCGCCTCGAGGAAGACAGGCTGACGGAGCCAATGGCGCCCGACCCAGCGGGCACTCTCGCGTCAGAGCTGCGCCGCCTGGTCGGTGCGCGTATCGGCGTGATCATCGATCCGGCGCTCGGCGATAGGCCCTGCCCGTCGATGTCCTGGGGCGAGAGCCGCATCGATGCGGTCTACGAGATCGCGAAAGCCTGGCCTGCGACAGTGCGCGAGGGCGGGGACGGAATCATGTATCTGTCCCCGCCGACTGCGCCGCCCACCTCGCAGCCGGCGCTGCTCCTCTCAGATGGGGAGGACGGCACGGTCGTCGGGGTGGCGGCATCAGTAAGTCGAGATAAGGTCTACAACCGTGTGGTCGCCCGGGGGCAGCAAAGCTCTGACGAGGGCGCCCCATCGTTCCAGGCGATCGCCGATCAACTGACGGGACCGATGCGCGTCGACGGTCCCTACGGCACCGTGCCAAGGTTCTTCTCATCGCCGCTAATCACGAGCTACGAGCAGGCCAAGCGCACAGCCGAGGCGATGCTTGCAGACTCAGTCCGGAAGAAAATCAAGGTCCCCGTGCAGCACGCCCCGGACCCGCACATCCGACTGGACGCACACGTCGAGATCGTGACGCGGCCCGTGGACGCTGCAACCACGAAGACGATGTGGGGAACCGTCTCCGCATACGAGGTCCCACTCACCTACAGAGGCACACAGAAGACCGACGTGGAGGTGAGCGTATGAGCAGCCCCGTGATGGACCTGATTTCGACGGTGCCCGACGACCTGCCTCCCCGCTATGGCTCCGACAGGTCACCGACCGCGATCGCGCGCGTGGTCAGCCTCATCGAGGGCGGCCGCGCCCTCAACGTGAGCCTGTACGGCGGGCCTCCAATCCAGATTTCAGCGACGGCCGTCAACTGGACCGGAGTCGAGACCGCGCACGTGCTGCTCGACCCAGACACCGGCCGGGCGCTACACGCGCTCGGTCCGGCGCCCAAACCCGAGAACCCGCTTCCCCAGTGGAAAGAGCTGCCAGCTCCGCCGAAGAGCGTGCGCGAAGCAACGCTGATCCCACAGTGGGCGGGCACCTGGGATGGAACAGCATGGACACGGCACGGCGGCGGCGGGGCCTGGCAGGGAACCGCCGGTGGCCACCGCCTCACAGGCCTCGCAACGTTCGGCCGGCAAGCCGAGGCACTCGGACGTATCACGATCACGGCCGCCACGCTGACGCTCCGTCCGCATCCGATGTCAGCCGCATGGTCAGCGCAGATCGCGACCGCCACCTACTCGGACACCGGACCAGTCACGATGGGCGCGACGATCAGCGCCCCCGTCCAGGTGGGGGCAACCTCCCTGACCGTCGACATCACGCGCATTGCCTCCCAGCTCCTGACCCCGGGGACTGGCCTCGCCCTCGTCGGACAGACATACGGCGGCGTCCAGGCCTCCGGAGACAGCCTCTCGACCCGTATCACCTACACCTCCCGATAGGACACCGCATGAGCTACATCGACCAGCGGGGCCACCGAGTCCCCTCACCTACCGACCCCGCCCAGCGACAGGACCTGCTGGCCTTGTCCTTGTCCATTCCCTCCTACAAGGCTTGCGCCTCCGAAACGGCGGCGGCGCAGTACGTGTCCGCGCTCGCGGCTGCTGGCCTGGTGGCATCGGCGGCCCAGCCTGTTTACGTGTGGAGGACCGACCTTAACGCCGTAAGGGTGTGGGATGGGCACCGCTGGGCTGGTGAGTCGAATTTGCAGATGGAGCTGTCGGCGGTCGGCGACGTGCCGGTCGGCTCCGGCCTGAGCGTTGGCGTGCGCAATGGCCTCATCAAGGCAGGCAAGGTCGCGACCTCTGGAACGGAGGTGCAGTTCGGGAATCTCTATCTCGACTCCATTACCTTCCAGACGCCTTTCCCTAATGACTGTGTATCTGTAACGCTCACACCGCTGTATGGAACCGGCTCGGCCCAGTGGACCTTCAAAAATGCCCTGCAATTCTGCCTTGACTCGATGAGCAAGAACGGGTTCCGCGCGATGCTGCCGGGGGTCACGACCCCTGGACGTCACGCCTATTCCTGGACCGCCATCGGCTACTGACAGCCGACAACTGAACTCGCCCCTCGGACAATCCCGTCCGGGGGGTTTCGTCTACCCGATTGAGGAGAGACATATGGAACTGACTATCGAAGAACTCATGGAGTCCATGCCTCCGGCGACCGACACTCCGGCCGACGTTGTCACGCCCATCGAATTCCCCTACGAGGAGGTCACGCGATGAGCATGACAGCATCTAAGGCACTCGCCTGGGCCGCGAGCCAGATCGGCTACTCGCGATGGAATGACCCCCTGCCGGGCTCGGCGTTTGGCCGCTGGTACGCCGCCAAGCATGGCGCGTACTACGGCGAGAGCGGCGTTCCGTTCTGCGCCATGTTCGCCTCGTGGTGCCTCACCGACGACGACGGAAACTCGGTGATCCCCGGAGGGGATTTCGCCTACGTGCCCTACGGCATCAACGCCGCGCGGGCGGCCGGTCAGCTCGTCGACCCATCGACCGCAGCCCCGGGTGACCTGATCTGTTTCGACTGGGACGGGGATGGCCTTGCCGACCACGTCGGCCTGGTCGAAGCGAACTACGGGTCGTGGGTGCAGACCATCGAGGGCAACACCTCCTCGGGAGCTGCGGGCTCCCAGTCCAACGGCGGTGGAGTCTACCGCAGGTCCCGCGACTGGGATGCCGTGTGCGCGGTCATCCGCCCTTATTACTCCGACGCAGCCACTGGCGCATCCGGCGGCTACACGGACATCACGGGAATCCAGCGCGCGGTTGGCGCGGACGCGGACAACGTCCTCGGTCCCGACACCACGCGCCGCGTGTACGCGGTCGTGGCGGCGAGCTCGTGGGGCGGCCGCCAGTTCCCCCTGGGCGTCGAGTACGTCCAGTCGATCATTGGGGCTGACCCGGACGGCATCTGGGGCGATGACTCCGACGAGGCCCACGACCGTGTGGTCGGCCAGCTGCAAAGCGCGGTCGGCGTCGAGGTCGACGAATACTACGGAGCCGTCACCAACGCGGCCATCAACGCGGCGCTCGCGGGCGCGGAGAAGGGGGAATGAGATGGATAAGCTGTTGATGGGGCTTCAGTCGGACCCCTTCATCACGACGGTCATTGTCGGCCTTGTGTGGCCGATGGTTCAGGCTGCGCTGGACAAGCCGTGGTGGACGCGCCGCCGCCGTGTGGTGCTCCTCGTCGCGGTCGCTCTCGTCACGACTGCGGCCGTGTGGGTCTCCGGCTCGTACCCGGCGACGTGGCGTCTGCTGGTCACGCAGATGAGCGTGTTCCTGGGCGTCGCCTGGTCGGTGTACACGATGCTATCCGCAGTCCGAATCAATGGAGCGAGCATCCTTGATTGGGTGGGTGCTGCAACTCCGGGCGGTCAGCCGCTCGATGAGCTGACGGGCAAGCCGGACAGCGCACGTGATTGACATTATTGCCGACCCGAAGGTCGTCGCAGCGATTGTCGCGGCGGTTGTTGCCATCATTGGCGCTGCCGCCGCGGCAGTCGTCGCGGGTCTACGGTACGTCGGCAGGTTGTTCGACGCGCGGCTCGCGCACATCTCGGAGACCGCGTCCGAGGCCCGTGATGCGGCGAAGAGCGCGGACGCGGAAATCAAGAACAACCACGACACGAATGTCCGCGACGACCTCGACAAGGCGATTGAGACTGTCTGGGTTGTATCGGACCAGATCGGCGCTCTGTCAAAGCAGGTGACGGGCCTCCTCGATCAGGGCGCCCGAATGGAGGCCACTCTCAACGCGCACAGCGAGAGCCTCAGCTCCGTGCAAGCGCGCGTCGGACGTATCGATGAGCGCGGCTCCAAGATGGCCGCCGAGCTCCATGATGAGCGGACAGCACGCGAGTCCTCGCAGCGCACCATTGACGAGCATGCCCATGACGCTCACGCGAGACTGCATGAGCGCCTCGACAGACTACAGGAGAAGGTAGACAAATGGGAGGAACGATCGTGAGTGGGAACGTCACGCGCCTCGACGGCTCGCCTGAACCCCTCGCCTACATCACGGCGACCTTGAAGACGCAGACGGGGGAGGCCACGTCCCTGATGGCCGTCGGCCCCGTCTCTCGGGCAGCTAACCCGCGCGGGCAGATCATGCTGCCCCTCGATCTCACGGCACCGTCGCAGGTTCACCTGCGTCTCAGCGTCCCCGGTCGGACACTCCGAGAAGTGACAGTCACGCTGAATCCCGGAATGGCCTACACGCTCGCCAGTGTGTTCTCCGGTGAGGCGACGCCTACCCCGGCACCTCAGACTGGCACGCCAGACGTGCAGGTCTCCGGTGACGGAGACACAGCAACCATCAGCGGCGTCGTCTCTGACGACGGGGACACAATCACTTTTGGAGGCTAACCATGGCAAAGCCAAAGCTCTACACGAAGCAAGGCACAGACAAAGCGATCGCGAAGGCCATTGAGCCGCTCGCGACGAAGGAAGACCTCGCCAGGGCCTCCGCAGGCGGAAAGGTCGACCTAGGCGAATACGTCAAGCGCACCGACCTGGCACCCCTGGCCACACGAGCAGACCTAGCAGGCTACGCCACACGCCAGCAGGTCGCTGAACTGCCGAGCCGCGCCGACCTCGCAGGCTACGCCACCAAGGCCGACGTGGCGGGCGTCGCCCGCACGAGTGATCTCACGGGCCTGGCGACCAAGGCTGAACTCACGGGCCTGGCCACCAAGGCCGACGTGGCGGGCGTGGCTCACACGAGTGATCTCACGGGCCTGGCGACCAAGGCCGAGCTCACCGAAGCCTTGAAGCGTGTCGGCATCACCGTCTGCTCGACAGAGGCCGAAGCGCAGGCCCTCCCGGATGGCACGCTTTACTTCCTCGTCTCTGGCGCTGCCCCTGCTCCGTCCCCGACTCCCGGGCCTGCCCCCGCAGCTGGCCCGACGCTCGTCGCCAGCGCAGCCGGTCAGGTCGTCGGCCAGACCGTCACGATCAAGGTCGATGGCAAGGCCGGCGACAAGATCGTGATCGGCCTGAACGAGAAGGCCCAAGGGACGCCGGCGAACCTGACCGTCCCGCAGGGATGGGACCAGATTGTCGCCCCGTACTGGGTCGGCACGATGCGCGCCGTCGTTATTACCGGCCCATGGGCGCCCACTGTCACGCTGACGCTGAGCCAGGTCGCGGAGATCGGCTGGGCTGCCGCCTCGATCCGAGGAGCCTCCACGATCAAGGCTGGCGACGTCAAGAAGCGCCAGGCTCCGCCGACCGAGACGACGACCTGCACGGCTCCCGCGCTCGCGGGCGAAGGCGTTGTGCTGGGCTTCGCGTTCGAGCGGACGAGTGCAGTTGAGTCCTCGGAGCAGGTGACTGTCTCTGCGGGCTGGGAAAAGCTCGCCTTCGCGTCGCAGGAGGGTCTCAACTATCAGACGGTGACGTTGGCGCGTCGCACGGGCTCGCAGCCTGCGGACATGGTTGTCACCTACCCGAACGCGCAGGGGAGTAATGGCCTTGCGGTGCAGGTGATTGCGCATGCCTGATCTCGTTGTGTACGAGCGCCGGCGCGCAGGCGGTGACAGGGCGGGCGTCGTGCGCGTGCGCCGGCGCGCAGGCGGGGATGTCGGCCTGTCGCTGCGTGCGCCGGCGACGCCGGTGATTCCTGCAGGCGAAGACGTGGTGACGGCCTTCCTGTCGCGGCGCCCGTTCTACATCAGTCATCGGATGGGTGGCACCGAATTCCCGGAGTTCACGCAGACGGGTCTCAGTGCTTCGTTGCGCGCGGGGTTTAAGGCACTCGAGTTGTCTGTGCGGCGGTGCGCCTCGGGCGAGTTCGTCGCTATCCATGATTGGAAGACGTCGAGGACGGTGCCGGGCACCGACTACCAGATTTGGAACACCCCGTGGTCGACGCTGCGCACGCTCCGCCAGGCCTCGGGTGGCTTCATGCGCCTGACGGACATTATCGATCAGGTGCCGGATGACATCGTGCTCGCGATCGACCACAAGACCACGTCTTCGGAGGACCAGCGCAATCCGGGTGACCTGGCGGCCGAAGAGCAGTTGTTCGATTACTTGGACACGACGTTCGGTGGTCATCCGGAGCGCAGGGTCTTGTGGAAGGTCTTCGCGAAGGGGACCGGAGCGAAGCGCGCGAAGGCCCGTGGCTACAAGGTGATGGCGATGCTCTACCCGAATGAGGTCGCGACCTTGGACCTGTCCCAGTGGGATGTCATCGGGATGGAATGGAGCGCCGGCGCGGACGTATGGAACCGCCTGAACGCATCAGGCAAGCCGACGATCGCACACATCATTGTCAACGACTCGCAGGCGCGCCAAGCGCTCGCGAAGGGAGCGACGGGGCTGATGGCCTCGTATCCCTCCCTCGTACACCCGTAGAGGACTGGACACAGAGGAAGGCCCCGCCACCCCACTGAGGGCGGCGGGGCCTTCCTTGCGCTATCAGAACTCTTCGACGCCTCCGGCAACGTGGACAGGCAGCCGGTGGCGGATAAGAGAAATCATCGCCTGCGCCTCAGCTTCGTCGAGGGCGGCAGGGATGGCGTAGATGTCGTGCTTGACGTAGGGGGTATCGGTGCCGCGGCCGCCTTCTTCGATGATGGCGATGACAGTGCGAGACTTGTGGCCGCCGCTGAAGGGGTTCGGGCTGACCCAGTCAACGCGGTATGCGTATGCGCGGATGAAGACGGGGGTGAAGAGCCCGTCGGAGTCCAGGGTGGTGGTGATCTTGGTGATGGTACCGGGTCCGGTGGACCCGAATGAGTGCCCGAGAATCTCTCGCTGGTGATCGGGGATGCAGGCGGCGATTTCCTCGAGGGTGGGGTTTTCCCAGTCGGTCCAGGTGGTCATTGGTAGCTCCTTCGGTGGGGTATGTGGTGATTCTATTGTGTGTGCAGTGTGTTCGGTGGGGGCTATGCGGCGGCTTTCACGGCGCTAATGAGTGCGTCGTCCGGCAGGCGCACGTAACGCCGGGTTGTCTCGGGCCTCGCGTGTCCGAGGACGGCTCCGACGGCCAGGAGGTCACGAGTACCGGCATACATGGCGGTGCCGCAGCGGTGTCGGAGTGTGTGCCCGGTCCAGCCAGCAGGGAGTGCCCGAGCGAGTCGCTTCGAGACGTACCCAGCGGACAGGTGCCCGCCGTCTTGCCCCGGGAACAGGTAACCGTGGCAGGCGGTCAGGGCGCGGCGCAGGTCCATGCGGATAACCGGAACATATCGGGTCTTCCCGCCCTTGCCCGTCACGTACAGGCCGGTCCCGTCCCAGTCACGGGAGTGGACGCGCGCGATCTCCATGCAGCGCAGGCCCGCGTAAGCGCCGAGGAGAATCATCGTGCGGTCGCGCTCATCAGCCCGTGCGAGCGCGTCGTGGAGTACGTCGTCAGGGACGGGCCGGGCGACGCCGGCGGGCACGCGCACGGCCGCCAGCCCCTGAGCGGGGTCCACGGGGATGAGGCCCGCTCCATGAGCCCAACGAAAGAACGCCGTGATAGACCCGCGCACGCTCTTGCGCGTCTCTGGTTTCCACGAGCCCGCGGAGAGCACATACCGCAGGTCAGTCGAGGTCACGGAGGCCGGGCCATCGGGGCATTCGCGGATGACCTTGCGAAGGTGGCAGGAGTAGAGGCGAATCGTCCGGGGTGAACGGCCAGCAGCTCGCATAGCGGTAGTCCAATCTGCGACGGCGCGGTCCCAGTCCCAGAGGCGTGTCATCTGTGTGTCCTAGTTCTCTCGCAGCACCCCGCGCTCGCGGGAGGGGGGATGAGCAGGCCCCCTGTTGCGACCATTGCGGGGTAAGTATTGGTGGGCGATTCACTGTCTCGCGACGATGCGAGCGTGTCCACCCGAAAGATGCCGTAATCTAGGCGATGGAAGGAAGATCGTCGGTGTTATCCCAGCTCGGGCGCGAAGGAAACAAAAAGGTAACATTGTGACCAAGCCGATAACCGGACGGTTGTTGGTTCGAATCCAACCGCAGGAGCTCTCCCCCCGGCCCATCAGGGTCGGGGGTTTC